CACGGGGCCCCCTACACTGAGAGGAGATCATGCCTTACGCAACCAACCAATCGTTTACAAGGGCTCATAAAAGGTTACACCAGTCTATGACTGGTGGGTCCGCTTATAGCCCTGGTGATTGGTTGGTCCGGCCAGTTTACACGATTAACACGGTGTTTTCACATCGTCATAATACGAATAAACTGGTCGATGGCTCTGTTAGTACACCCGCAACATATGACCAAGCTTTGCAAGCTTTGAATGGAGGGCAACCCCCATCAAATCTTGCTGAAAAGCTTGTCGCTCGACGCAAGTTTATAGAAAATTCTATAAATGATGCTGTCGAGCCCGCCAACGGTGGAATAACTCATTTCAGCACTGCTGATAAGGGTCATCCATTTGCGGTTCATCGGGTTCAGTCGGAGGTACTCTACACAAAAGTCACGTATAGCGACCAATATGGTGGCAAATACGATGCTGATTGTGTATTAAATGTACCTAGCCGTCTCGGAGTGCCTGGTTCTATAACGAACCAGTTCTACGAAACGCGGCCAACGGAAGCATTTTCAACCTTTGGTTGGAGTGCTTACCCCGGCGTTACGCTCCTAACAAACTCCAACCCGTCTTACAAGCCCTTTCCCAAGAGCTTGGAGATTAATGTTGGAACTCGTTTGATAGGTGAGCTCAATCCATATGCCAGTACGGCATCTTTTCTCGCTACGCTCATTGAGCTTATGCGGGGAGATGTTCCGACTGTTATCCGTAATCTACGTAAGTATATTACTGATATCAATAGCCTTAAGAAGACTATTGGCTCTGACTATCTAAATATTCAGTTTGGGTGGGCTCCTCTTTTGAAAGATATTGAAAAGCTTGTCAATACGTGTATAACGCTTGACACTTTGCTTTTTACATCTGACAATAAGAGGCGTAGTACTAGGCGTACGCTAGTTGATCACGCATGGAATGGCACCACAGACTCCTTTGATAGGAGGACTGTCGCCGCTCCATTCGCGACCTTTTTGAGTACCACTAAAGAGGGAACACCAGGCTTACCGCCTGCTGCTCTTACTCTTACGTACCAAGAAGGACTAGTCTACTCCCGTCAGAACGTTAGTATAAATTATACTGCCCGTTATACAAAGGGAGTGCGATCAAACGCAATCCTTAACGGGCGGGTGGACCAAGCTATAACCTTTTTGGGTATGGACTTGACACCCGATGTTCTGTGGCAGGTAACTCCATGGTCTTGGCTCTTAGATTGGTTTGCCAATCTAGGCGATGTCATCTCAAATATTACAAATTTGAGTATGAAAGACATCATTCTCGACTACGCATATCTGACGAACCGTATTGAAACGGAACGCGGGATATTGGCGTGGAAGCCTTCTCTCGTTGGTAACATGACATCTAGCCGTTATACGGTTGGACATAAGGTTATCACTGTTGAGAAGACTAGGAATCAAGCCTCTCCATATGGGTTCTCAGTTGGATTTGATGGGCTTTCGCCTTATCAGATCTCTATCCTCGTCGCCCTGGGCTTAGCCCGTGGACGATGATTATAACTAAAAATTAACTTAATAATAAGTTAATAATAACCGAATAGAAAGGTTAGGAGACGCCAATGGCCCTCTCTGATCCCCAGTCCGTTACTATCAACTCCGTCGCGGTCTCACTGCCTCGTGTAAACACGGGCAGCGATGTTGGTAAGTTTACCAACTACGATGCCAAGACATCCCTCGAAGTGAGGCCTGTCTATGGCAAGCGTACGCGTCGGAATTCGCGGATCAATCATGCAAAAATCGTCACCGATCCACTGGTTAGTACAACTAACCAGCTTGTATCGGCTTCGATTATTTTCACACTTGATGTACCCCAGTCGGGGTACTCTGCCGCGGAACAACTGGACCTTGCAAAGGCCCATCTTACTTGGCTTAGTGCCAACTCGTATGCGAACCTTATTAAGGTTATCGCTGGCGAGAACTAATGAACTCTGCTTTAATGATAGTTGCGCTCATTTTGAGTGTTGCTCTCATTTCAGTGGTAGTTTCACTAGTTGTAATCTTGTTCGGAAGTAATCGAACGAGATATAAGAGGACTGGATTATAAGGAGAAGACCGTCGGCCTTGGATATGAACCCGAAAGGCACATATGAAAAGCCAAGCTGATCTCCATAGCGCTCTGATCGAAGATCAGATGTCGCTATTGGGTCTCAGTGCCCTCAACGACCTAGCTACATTTAGGTCGCGCGTTGAAAGTAAGGGACTGCCATTTATGGCAATCACTCTTCCACAGTATGCGAAAGATCTCGAAAGAGCTCTAGCATCTGGCTCAC